GAGTTCAAAGACACCTGCGACCTCAAGCGAAATATCCGAAAGTGAAAAACGCACACGGATTTCTGAGAAAAAAAGAATTGGACAACCAGCGGGTAAACCACGTAAAGTAAAAGCTATTCGTAGAAAAAAATGAGAAAAGAACATAAGAGCAAGACAGGCGGTCTGACCGCAGCGGGACGTCGATACTTTAAAGCCAAGGAAGGAGCCAACCTAAAGGCTCCTGTAACTGGTAAAGTGAAGCGTGGGTCCAAGGCTGCTAAGCGTCGTAAGTCTTTCTGTGCTCGTATGGGCGGGGTCAAGGGACCAATGAAGGACTCTAAGGGACGTCCTACAAGAAAAGCACTGGCACTACGTAAGTGGAAATGTTAACAAATGGCTACTTATAATTTATCACAAACTGCCGCTGAAATTGATTCAGCTATCGGTAAGGTACACAACGCTGACACAACACCTACGCAGGGCAGTACCAATATGGTGACAAGTGATGGTGTATTTGATGCTGTTAACAGCATTGGTATTTCTGCACTGCCGATCATAACAGAAGTTGATGGAATCACCAATTACGACAACGATCAATATATTCCAACAAATGCGGCGGTAAAGGATTACGTGGATAGTAAGACACCATCATTACTTTCCGCCACGAAATCGACACAAACTGTCAATACTGACACCGATGTTAGTGGATACACCCTTAGCGGGTCAGGTATTTCCGAATCATCTGGAACTGTTACTATTACTGGAGCTGGCGTTTGGATAGTTAGGTTTTACATCAAAGCATCACTGTCGAGCACAAACTACAATGCAGCTTACAATGTTGAATTTTATTTAAACAATTCTGTGGCGCACTATAAAAGGTTTAGCAGCACTGCAGAATCAACTTTCAATGATACTCTTTTGGTTAACTCCACTAATTCTTTTACTGTTAAAATTAGAGCAGATGAGCTTGCAGGAAGTTCAAGTTGCACAATAAACGATGCAACAATCCAAGCGGTTAAACTATGAGTACTTTTTCATTATCACAGACAGGGACTGAGATTAACTCAGCTATCGGTAAGGTACACAATGCCGATACCACACCAACGGAGGGCAGTACCAGTATGGTGACAAGTGGTGGTGTATACACGGCTGTTAATAATGTTGGTATTTCTGCGTTGCCGATTACAACAGAAGCTGAGGGAATTGCCAATTACGACAATGATGACAATGTTCCAACAAATGCCGCTGTTAAGGATTACGTGGATAATTCGGCTGTGCCTAACTATACTGGTGGTGAATCTGCTACTCTTTCTGGTGGGTTAATCATAAAATTTGGTTCAGGAACTATAGGTGGGGATACCTCTGAAAATATCTCATTCACAACTGCATTCCCGACAGGTATTAAAACAGTGCACGTAACGCAAACAGGCAGCAGTTCTATCCCGAAACATTTTATAGTGTCAAGCAGCTCAACATCGGGTTTTACTTTAAAAAATACAGTAGATGCTGCAGCCAGTTTTATGTGGACTGCTTTTGGTTACTAACTTAAACCTATGAGTACTTTTTCATAAAAAAAGCCCCAGACCTTACGATCTGGGGCTTTTTGTGTCTTATTGCTTTTAACGATAAGCTTCACCGTCAATAATACGGTAATTGTTTACCTCAAACTTCTTACCCTTGTGGGTGATCTCAGCGAAGCCCAAGTTCCATTGGTTCACTGGCATATAGTCTGGCTCTAGGTCACACAAGCAACCGACTGACCAGCAGGCGATTGTGTTGTTGTCCATAGACTTGACTGAGTGCTGACTAGTCTTGTGCTTGTGACCAGCAATTGTACAGACTCCAGTCTTTACTTGCAGCGTACGTGCAAAGTTTACTGGGTCAAAGGTATTAAAGAACTCGTGTCCGTGAAGTATCCAGAGTCCGCCAGCCTTACATAGTTGACGACCGCCGATCTCTTGGATGTCCAAGTCTTCAAAGCGTAGAAGTTTCTCAAGCTTAAAGTCTGGTACACCGCAGACTTCTGGAGCCTTGCGCCACAGGAACTTTTCCCAGCGTTCTTCGTGGTTACCTACTTTGAAATAGATATTGGCTTCTGGGAACCGCTCACGTAGGTGCATCAGGAACTGGCGACTTGCCTGTAACTCGCCTGCTAGGTCACGACTGTTTGGGTCTGACTCCCAGCGACTGGTTGCATAGAAGTCAACTGTGTCACCATTTAGTACGATATTGGTTGGGTCTTTACAGTGGTCGAGCGCACATTCAAGAGCGTCAACATCGTGGAAAGGTAGATGGATGTCCGAAAGTAGCAGCGTTTTACCGTCTGGTAAGTTGACCACACGTTTCTTGGAAACAAGAGACTTTGGGATCTTGTACTCACCAGCCTTGCCGTTCTTACGGAAATACTTGGTATTGGGACCAGCGTCCATTCGGTTCTTCTTCCCAGAGTTACCACGAGCGTAGCGTACTGCATTGCGGGCAGCTTCCACGGTTGTGTACAGGTTGGGGTTTTCTTTGATGATTAACAGAGCAATTGTACGGTTCCCATGTTCTGGGTACTTACTGATGTACTCTCGGACGAGATCTACCTTTTTACGTTTCATAACTATAGTGTTAAAAGCTTTTCTTCAAGACGTGCATTCTTAGCCTTGAGTGCCTGTATATCTTTGTTGAGTTGTTTGTTTTGTTCTGTGAGTGCGTCACAGGCTAGTGATAGTGAATGCAGACCACGTTCCAGTATTCTTTGCTGGTTCTGGTCAAATATTGAGCGGTTGGTTGATGGTATTTTGGTCATTTTATGATTTCAATTAAGTCGTCTAACACCATGTTGGACAGTTCTTTCTTTTCTTGAAGTCGTTTAAGAATCGCGTCGTCTACAGTTTGTGGAACCACAAGGTCAATGTATGTACACTTGTTGTCCTGACCGATACGGTGGATGCGGTCTTGGCTCTGGAGTCTGGTTTCAAGGCTGTAGTTATTGGAGTAGTACACCATTGTTGATGCACGGTGTAATGTCAAACCCTTCGCAGCAGCAGAGGTGGCAAGGAAGAAATCAGCCTGACCATTTTGGAACTGACGAACTCCTTCGTTACGTACCTTGTCACTGACATTGCCAGTGTACTCCACGATCTTTTTGCTAGGGAACTTCTTCTCCAGAGCCTCACGGATCTGCTGGATATTAAACTTGTAGGCACAGAACACTACCAGAGGCTGTGTTGTCTCCGCAATTTGCAGAAGAGCAGCTATCCTGTTGTTTTCAATGGCGTGTTCTGTGCCGTCATCAGCTGTAATAAACCCTGTTAGGATTTGTTGTAGCTTGACGATGCGCGTTAGCGCGATAGTGGATGTGACTAGTTCGCCACCTTCTAAAAGTGCAAGGCAGTCGTCTTTCATTGACTTGTAGATCTTGCGTTGTTCCGCAGTCATTTCGATGGCTACCTGTGTGAATGTTTTGTCTGGTAAGTCTAAGCAGTCTTTCTTCTCGATACGCAGAGTAAATGGCTCAAGTAACTTGGTCAGGTTCTCAAGGTTCTGGTAACCGATAATCTTACGGAACGAACGGCTGCCCATTGTCATTGTAGTCTCAATGGCAAATGCGTGTTTGAACGCAGTGTACGTAGTGTATGGAATAGCGTTCTTGTTAAGGAACTTGCACTGCGTAAACAAATCAAGCGGGCTTTGTGTGATCGGTGTACCGTTGAGTATCCACTTACGGTCAACTTGTTCAGCCAGTTTAAGCACACGCTTTGTCTGTATCGCTTTTGGATTCTTGATACAGGTGGACTCGTCAATAATCATATGCCTAAGACCGACGCAGGTAGACAAGAATTTGTTAGTGGTGTCAAAGCCAGCAGCGGTACGTATAGCCTCTACATTGATTAGGAAGATTCTGCAGACGTCCGTTGTTTTGCAGAATCGGTTGAACTCCTGCTGCGCCTTCTTTGATTTGATTGGTCCCTTCCAGCAGTACGTTAGAACTGGTGTGTTGCTACTGGAACCAACGTGCTTGGGGATTTCGTTTACTTCCCAGTTGTGGTGTAGACCATTGGGAGCGATGACAACAGCTTCGAATAAGTCTGTGGAGTTGCGAACGATGTCGAGTACAATCTTGGTTTTGCCTGTACCCATCTCGCAGAACAGCGCACCGTAGGCTTTGTTGGCAAATCGCTCAACTGCTTCGCGCTGGTGTTTTAGTGGTTTTGTTTTGTATACGTAGTTCATGGTAACGGATAGAATCGTGTGGTTACTGGGTAGTGCAGATACAGATTTTTCTTGGCGCGTGTGCAGGCGACATAGAATACACGGTGTTCGTTGTCTGGATCTTTACGGTAGTGTTGGTAGGTAGTCTGTGTCATATCGGGCATAACAACTACGTTGTCAGCCTCTCTACCTTTTGATGCGTGAATGGTATTTACTTCAATGTTGGCAGCCTTGTCAAACGTACCTTCTTTTTCTGCGTGCAGTAAGATTGACTTAGTTGCGTCTGGCAGACGAAACACTTGATCCCACTTTGCAAGTGTACGCAGACCGAAGTTGGAAATGAGTTCTTCTTTCTCAAACAAATGATTGTCTGGCATTGTATCGATAAGTGTCTTGGCTCCACGTCCCACGGCTACGCCTGTCGGTAAGTAGTCGCGATACAGTTCTTTGATGAGCGATGCCTTGAACTTGTAACCAAGACGTAGTTGTTCCCACATCTTGATGAAAAAGATCTGACGTTCTTTGAACAACGATGTGTCACCGCCTGATACGAACAACAGTTTCTTCTTTAGCAGGTAGCCTTCGAAGATGGACATGAGAACCTTGTTCCGACAGAGCAGGAACCAAGTTCCTTGGGTGAAGTCCAGATCGTTAAGCGATCGGATATTGTGTACACAGCCTTCGTCGTTGTGCTCGTACGGTGTAACACTATACTCCTGTTTCTCTGTGATCTGATTGGCTACGGTTTCTGCATACGCAAGTACTTTCTTGGGCAGGCGGTACGTTGTGTCCAGAATGATGCGGTCACCTTCCTTTTCAATTAATGACTTGGGGTCACCGCCAGAGAACTTAAAGATACTTTGCTTGTCGTCGCCAGCAATGAATACCTGTTTAACTTCATTGGAGATATAATTGATAATGTTCCACTGAAGCGGTGACAAGTCCTGTGCTTCGTCAACGAATAGATAGTCAACATTTAGTTTTACCTTGTGAGCAAGGAATGCTTCCAGTTGGTCGGTGAAGTCGTACTTGTTTTTTTCTGCTCTGAACTGGCGGTAGAATTTTGAGAACTCTTCCAGTTCTTCGGGCTTGAATTTTGTATTGACTTGGTCCGCAAGAACCGTGGTTGCTGGTTGCAGCGTGTTACGCATAAGTGACTCGTACTGTAGTAACCTGTCACCCTTGCCAATATTGCTGGTAGAGTTGTTGTTGTACAGCGATGCGGAACCTGTGATTGACAGACCCAGTAACTGACCCAGCAATTTGTAGTCCTGACTGTTCAGCATCTGCTTGTGCGGTACACGTCGGTAGCACAGCGCGTGTAGTGTACTGAATGCAGAGAAGTCTTTCTCTTCGTAGTCAGGGTTCTTTACAAGAGCGCGGTCGATAGCTTCCTGTGCTGCTGCTTTGGTAAAACTGGTAAAGCAAATCTTATTCGGTTTGGTGTTCTCCAGACAGACAGATAGCCTGTCCATCAGTGTCGTTGTTTTACCTGTACCAGCACTGGCTACATAAATTGTTGTATTAGTAGTTGTCATCAGTTTCTAGGTTTGGCATTGGCTGCGTTGGGTCGAGGTGTAGGTTGTCACCGTGTACTCGCCAACAACGGATCTGTGAACCACCGAGTGATACTCGTGTGGTGTCAGCCTTCAGTGTTCGCTTAAGTACGGACAGCAGTTTATTGTCTGCTAGTTCCGAGAACCGCTGCTGGTTTAGGTAATCTTTTAGGTCAACCATGCGGAAGACGTACCAACTACCAGCTTGTTTGACAGCACCGTTCTTAATGTGGCTGACATCTTCGCTGGCGTTGGCACAGAACGTGGACAGATATTCAACAAACTGTCCAACAGGCGTCATCTCAAATGGTACTTCGATGCGCACACAGTTCTTGAGTAGCAGGTTCTGCTGCTTCACCCAGTCTTCTTGCTTGATTGGCGGGTACTTGAACAGTAACCGCTCCATTACGCGCTGGTTAAACATATTGAAGTTGTCGAACTCAGCGGTTGTTAGCTGTATCTCTTCGTGATCAAGAGTCAGGAACCACAGAGGTGGGTCACTCTTGAGCTGGATAAGCGAACGGTTGTTTGGCAGGAACTCTTCCTGCCCGATTCCGTGACGACGTTGTCCGCACATCTTAGCGTCACAGTATCTGCACAGTGGCTCTTGGGCACACTGGTACTTGTAGTCCTTTTTCTCATAGGACTTGATTATGGCGTCTACTTCTCTGTCAGGTAAAGGATCTGAAAACTTCTTATTGAATTTATGAAGCATTGATTTCCAGTCCGATGGCTCTGCTTTTTTGAGGTACACTGCTACATTGGACAATGTTACGTTTCGGTTCTCTGATTCTTTGGTTCTCTTTTCGAATATATAATTCAGGCAAGGTGGACCCTCTGGCAGCAACTCCTCGGTTCCCAACTTGGGAACTTCAAGGTTGCCAAAATCTTCTAACGATAATCTACGCTTTGTTGCGTACTCAATAAATGCTTCTGGGTTTAGTGCCTGACCTTCTTCGTCAATGGCATACTGTAACGTGGGGTTACCGCTGTACGGCATATTGATCCAGTTGCCGTACTTACTGTCGTCTTTGCGGTTACCAATCTTTGGCTGCTTCGGATATATCTCACAGACGCCTTGACCAAAGAACGCACTGTACGTCTTTAGCTTGTCAATCATATCCTTCGCTGGAACAGGCTCCGACATGAACAGGTAGACGTGCGCACCGCCAGACTTGGAACGACATATAATAAACGGCAACTTATGCTCGTTGACGCTGGCTCGTAAGTCTTCAATGGTACTGGAATCTTGGTACACGTCGATGTCCAGTGCGCCCCACATAACTTTGTTGTCTTCAAGGATTGGTGTACAACCAATCAGGCGTTCGCCTTTGATGTGCTCCTCCCACACATCAACAGTTAATTGGGACTTTACTAAAAAAGATTTTGAATCTTGCTTACCATCCCTGTCACGAACTTTGCCTGTCAGTTTTGTCTGACCAAAGACGTTAGGGTTGGCTTTGAATAGTTCGTTAAATTGTGTAGCTAAATGTGTAAGTGGGATCATGGCAAAAAAACCTTGGGGGAATAAACCCCCAAGGCTTACGTGTGGTAACTTAAGATAGTTTAGAACGGAGACGCTGCAATGGCTGAATCAACCAACTGAGGAGTCTCTGAAGTTTGTAACAGAGGAGTATCAGTAGCTGCAGAGTATGTTTCAGCAGCCAAGGATAACAGATCTTCATCTTTCTCCAAGTCCAGCGGAGTGCTGTTAGTGATGCTGAAGTTATAGTAGTCATCACCATTTTTGTTTGTTTCCAGTGTTGTTCCCAGTTCCCATTTTTGAGCAAAGAGAGGAGGTACAACACCCTTAAGAGCATCGTCTTCATATCTGAATCGGTTGATGTCGTTTGTGAACTTCCTTGCGACACGAAGCTGTGATACCGTGAACGGAATAACAGCTTGTTCCCACTCACCATTGATGTTGAGTAGAACAAAGAAGTATGTTGTGAAACGCAGTTCGTTGTCACCAAGCCATTCGTCATACTGACGTTCACGACCCTTCTCATACTTGGGATTGGACGTGATGCTTAGCGGGTGCGTAGCTACATAGCCACCACCACTACTGCGTGGAACCCATTCTGTGTACACGGATTGTGTAAAGCATGGGATGATTTCAGCAGGTTGTGGTATCACGGTCTTGTTCTTATTAAAGAACAAGTCACCAGACTCTGCCCCCTCGATGTATTCTTCTTTTTGTTTCTTCAGTTGAGGAGACATATCCTGTAGGATACGAATAAAAGGCATAGCGGAACCTGAATCCAGATTCTCTGTGCCCTTGCCTGCTACGGTTGTGATATCGAATGCCATAATTACTTTTGGTTACTTGTTTTACTTTTGGTTACTTATGTTACTTTGTTACTTTTGCTCGCTTACCTTGGTATATACCAAAGGCTTCACGAGGTATAGATGCCGCTAGTTCTGGATCTTCCAGTGCGTCGCGACAAAAGGCTTTGAGCGTTGCATTGTGGACAGTAATTTTAACGTCTGCATCGATGCCGAACTCTCTTTGTATCGTTTCGACAATTGCTTGAGCTTTACTATCCTCTGTTCGTCCGAGTTGGATTCTGATTTCATTCTTGATGATTGAGTCATTGTTGGTGTCACGCAGCCAGTTGAATGCTACGTCTGGATTTTGGATACGAGCGTCTACAAACTGTTTGATGGCAATCTTCTTGCCGTCGCTTAGTTGTAATGTATCCACACCAGCAGTTTCCATAATCATTGGAATGTGTTCTTCTGCCACAGTCTTGCGTACTTGCTTGAGTTCTGACAGTTCTTTCTCTAGGTCGAGTACGTGCTCGTCCAGTTGAACGAGTTCCTCTGCTTTAGCGGTAAGTTCGCTAAGCGGAACATCTCGTGGTTGTTCCACTTGGATTTCTCCAATAGGAATGATTTCTGGTTCTTCTAATAATGGATCAGTCATTGTTATATTGTGTTAGTTGCGATATGTCCGACTCTTGCATAGCCAGCGATATCAACCCAGTTATCTCTTTTGTTTGAGTGCATCTGGCGTGTTAGCTTAAGAGCAATCATACCAAGTGCCACTTGATTGGGTGTGATCTCTGTCTCAAAGAGTACAGACCATATCTTTGCGATACGGTCGAATTCTACTTTGCAGTCGCCGTAGTCTTCTCGTCGGTCTCCATTGGTTATCTGGAGAGCTTCTTCTAGTATATCTTTTTGCATATTGTGTTAGCACCAAGTTGGTCCGAGATCTATATCGGCAACAACTGGAACTTTGAGTGGGATAGCATTCTCCATGATCAATTTTAAGTCAAGACTTTCTTGCTCAGAATTGACCATGCAGTTAATTTCATCGTGAACTGGAAGACGTAAATCAAAGCCAGCGCGGTACGCATCAACCATAGCTTTCTTTGCTTGGTCTGCTGCAGAGCCTTGAATCAATCGGTTAAGTGCCTTACTGACAAAGGCTCTGTTAAGCTGTTGGTCTGGATACTTCTTCTCTGCTGCTTCTCGTGTTTTTACTGGAGGCTGGTCAAAGCTTGGTGTCCAGAAGTCAAAGCGTGCCTTGCGACCAAGTATGGTGCGGATATGACCAACTTTGTTTGCTCGGTTCATTACATTGTCAAAGAGAATCTTGAGGAACGGTGCTTCAGCATTGAACTTCCGCTGCGTCGTCGTACACATCTCTTCGGATATACCGAGAGTTGATGCCATCTTCTTGTTGCCCATACCATAACTGATGCCCAAGCAAAGCATTTTGCAGGTGTCGTATGGTAGACCAGTGGCTTTCTCAAAGAATGAATACAGTTTCTCACCCTTCTTAAAAGACTCCAGAGCATCTACTGCTTTGGGTAACGGCTTTCCGAACTGACCAAGCAGCGCGTAATGTACTTGGAGTCTGGGTTCTTGGGAGCTGTAGTCCGCTTTGCACCAGAGCTTGTCTTTTTCAGCTATGTAAAGCGCACGGATCTGCTTACCAATAGAGCTACGCTTAGGTACTTGCTGCATATTGGGATTGCGAGACGAGAGCCGACCAGACCTAGTGCCTCCGTGATCGGATGCAGTCTGTCTGAACTCTGCGTGTATGTACCCCTTGTGATTGCCGTTCAATATGATGTCTTCAATAAACACCTTCCGAAGTCTGTTGATGCTGCGAGCTTCCTGTATCTGTTTGACCTCTGGGTGTTCGCAGTGCTCCAAGAACTCTTTGGATACTGAGTAGTTACCTTTATCTGTACGTGGAACAACAAGACCTAAGCTTTCGCAGTAGCGACCAAGCTGTGGTGGTGACCAGATGTCCAGATTCTTGAACTTATCAGTGAGCATCATCTCACGTTTTTTCAGCTCGTTGTTCAGTTGCTCCGCACTGTCCAGATTAACTGGTACACCCTTGAGAGTCATGTGTACCAGAACGGGTACGAGGTCGCACTCCAGTTGCCATACGTCCCATACATCTTCCTCTATGAGCAGTGGAATCTGTTTCTGATAGATGTCCCATGTGTAGCGTGCATCGCGCTCTGCATACAGTCCTACGTGCCGTGCTGGTAGCTTCCACATACCACTCTTTGCATCTACGCCGTAAGCATTGGCAGCTTCTTCAAGATGCTTTTCTTCCTTCGTAGTGCCTAAGTATTTTTTGCACAGCGAGTTGAGTGAGTATGTAAACTTCTCTTCGTCAATCAGAGCTTCGGCTACCTGAATGTCCCTAATGTGGCTTGAGACAGAAATCCCAACTGTCTCAAGCCATCCTAGGTCGTAGGTTGCATTAGCAAAGATTAGCTCTTTGCAACCTTTAACTACATTACTCACATATGAAAGGACTATGTTCTTATCAAGATTGTCGCCGCTCATGTGATCGAATGGCAGATAGATCTCTGTGTGCTTGTCTGCTAGGGCGATGCCAACGACGTGACCGTCTTTGTGCTTGTAGCCTGCTCCGCGTTTCTTGAGGTTTGGGTCACAGGTTTCAAGGTCAATGGCTACTACGTCGCCGAGCTGTGGAAGCACCGAGGGTGGTCGCCACAGCGAGTCTGGCTCAAATAAAGGTATTTGCATGTTAGTTTGTTACCGACGAGATTAACTCTCGGTTGATTTCGGCTGTATCGTTGCCATATATAAACAAGTGGCTACGCTTTGTGGTCCTCCATTTCCTTATCGATGTCCTCTCTGGTACTAAGCCAAAATCTTCCCGCATCAGAAAGAATCCAGTCCAGACGCTCCGTGTCCTTGCGGAGTTCTTCCAATTGGTCGCATTGTACCCACTTTTCCCTTTCGGCATTTGCCAGCGCAACACTAATATCCGTTGGCTGCGTCATCACCAAGCCCATAAGTTTAAGCGCGTCCTCGTGCTTTTTGCGAAGCTCGGCGTTCTCTTGTTTAATCTGAGCCGTATTTACCCGCTCTGCCACTTCGTCGTAGTTTGCGACCTGATTAGTCCTGAATACCTCAGCACGCTCTTCGGCTTCCCCTAGTTCGCCCAATGTTAGTCTTCCCTTGAGGAAACTGTGAACGTGAGTCATTAGTGAGAGTAGTTGGTTATCAAGTCTTTTGTATTCTGATTCGTTAGTTTTCATAAGTTAAGTGTACGAATTGGGACAAATTTGGATGCTTTTTTGTCCCAAATTTAGGTCATTTTTGTGGTGTGTTTTGATTCACAATCTACTTGTTATCTAAACGAAGTCGCTCAACCTCCTTTTCAAGATACTCGATCATTCGTGCAGCCGACAAAAACCAATCACGCTCTTCTTGCGTTAATCTGCTCCTGTCGTCTTTTTGTGACTTGACCCTTAAAACAACGGACATTTCTCCAGTTGATATATTGTTCGGTATTTTCATAGTGCTGTTAGTTTGTATTTCTTACCATCTACCTCAATGACTTTACCGTCGCAGGGTTGGCTACGTGGTGTTCCCTTATTGTCGCCGTCACTGGTCTCGCGGTAAGTCTCCTTACCATCGGAATCATATTCCCGTTTCAACCAGTAGCCGTCACTGCTCTCGTAGTAAGTCTCCTTACCGTTGGAATCGTATTCAGTCCTATCCCAGAAGCCTTCACTATCCTCGAAGTAAGTCTGTTTACCATCGGCATCGTATTCCCACTTACGCCAGTATCCTTCACTGTCCTCGTAGTATGTCTCGTTGTTTGCGGCATCCCATTCTCGCTTATAGCAGTAGCCACCGCTGCGCTCACGGTAAGTCATATTGCCCTTGGCATCTTTAATTTCAATGGGAAAAGTAAATGAAATCCCTAGTTCTGTTAGTGTCTCACTTAGTTTTTTCATACTTATATTAGAGTTTTGTTAATCATTTTCGTGGCGTCACGAAATTGATCCGACATCCTCTTGCTCACGTTCTTTGGAACGTATGATTCGGTTAACTTCGATCCACGGTTTCCGTAGTAGTTCGTTGTGGATCTCGTCGTCGGTCTTCTTGCGGATAAGACCCTTTGCTTTAGCCCAGCGTGCTGCTTCACGCATCTCGTAGCGTACGTCGCTGCTGAGGATTTCTTTGGTTTTGTGCTCAACCATATTGAGCAATGAATGTATCATTTCTGGATCTGATTCTTGCATGGGATTTTTGGTTTGTGTTAATTAAGAAATTGGCTGAGTAGCCGAAGCTACCCAGTTATCTAGGAAGGACATTGATGCAAACCTTCGGGTGTTCAGGCGTCGCCTAGTCTATACAATTTGTCCAGCAGTATAGAGTCGCTGGTTTCGATGGCGAAGCGGTTGACTGCCGCGTGGTTAAAAACCTTGCGGGGGCGTCGTGGCAGCGCGATGGAAAGTTATTTGATGTAAGCAAGGAAGTCTTCAAAGCCTTCGCCGTCAAGGGTAAACTCGACTGTGTACGTCGGCTTGATGCCTTCATCTGTGATTGACATTGCATTGAATTTTTGAACTACGAGACGATTAGTCTTGGGGTAGGCACACAATGTACAGCATACATTTGTACCACCTCTCATAATCTCATTGGCTCTTATTTGGAACGCGGCTTGTTCTGAGCGTAATTTTCTAGTCTCAAACTTGCTCTCAATAAGCATGATCTTGTCCGATTGGATGACCAGTAGATCAGGTACTCCGTTTCCCGTAGTAGTTTCGATACGTTGGACGCAAACTTTTGTTTTGCTTTTTTCATAGAATTGCTTCGTCAACCATTGATTGAACTGTTTCTCCGATTTCATAGTTAAATAAGGTTTCTCTTACAGCATCCACTGATGTGCCAAGCTCTTTGCATTTGGTTTTAACAAATGTTTCAAAGTACTTACCTTCTGGTGTCGATAAGAAAAAGTCGTTGTGCAACATCTCACCAACTACACGCTTATACTCTTCATCGTCGGTTCTACCGTAGATAAGGTCTTCGACTAAGTAGTGGGAGTGCTTGGACTCAAACTTTGTATAATATTCGCAGACACTGCCTTCGCATCGGTCATCTGTTTCTGCTGCCAGAATGATTTCGTCTATTACGTCTTCTACTGGCAGTGAACTTTTTTTTACTGGCGTCATGTCATCATCCTTCCAGTAGTCGTCACCGTAGTTGAACGAAGACTGCATAGCTGTCATTGGGCTGCTGTAACGTGTAGTCGTGTACGGTGTCTTCCATACAGGCTTGTCTACGTTTTTCAGCTCTTCATCAAAGTTAAACTTTGTGATGTCTGGTAGCTTTGCGTACTGCTCGTGTTTGTACTCCTGTTCCACTTCTTGCATTTTCGGAGTTAGTCTCCCGATTTTCTTCCTAAACGGAGTCGGTACATCTTCCAATACGAGCGACAGGTCGTCTATATCCACAGAGATACCACCTAATGTGCATCGCAAGTGTATGTCACATTCGTCGGTATTATTGAGGTTACCAATGGTAAAGTGAAATCCCTCACGATTTGTTTCATCTGCCTCATCCGTTCCTGATTGAAATGCAGATGTACTGCAATGATGATGCACAGTACCAAACAAGGTGTCAGGATAGGCGGCACGTTGTTTAGCAAACTCTGGGTTCTCTGGATTAGATTTGACAGACATACCACTTGTTGTCTGAGGCGGAATCCAATAAGACCAAGGACTTTCACTATTGTCTTCATCGTAGTATAAAAACATCAATGTTTCTGAGTGCAGCTTGTCGTAGCTGATCTTCATGAACGCAAGGATGTCCCGCCACATTTCGAGCGGTATCTTCTTACCGTACCACTTTGGTGTAAGTGACGGAATTTCTGGGACGTCCTGCAATCGGTACGTAGTAAACAGCGGGTGATTAACGCGTTTAAATACTTCATTATCGTATACAACATATTCGTTAGACATTGTGAGTAGGGATTCGAATGTTAGCTAGGTCATCGAGTGTGATGGTTTCGATGCGTGAGAATGTGGTTTGATACTCCACAGGCATATAACCTTCAACGGTGTCGGCTCCTGAGAACCACAGCCATAGAAGAAGGTTGCCAAGGGAGGCACTTGTTTGGTTCGCTATTGCTAATTGTGGCGTTGATTCAAGTGCCTCACCCTGACAACGGATGGGGGAACCCTCGTTCGAGGTTAGTAGCTCAGGATACCTGAGAAGTGGATTCATCATTGGGTACTCACTCAGCAATCGCGGATCAAAGTAATACGCTTGGCTGGTCGAGTATTCGTTAGCGCAAATCAAGATTGGTTTCTCCAATTCGATTGCAACTTCCAATAGATGACGGCGTGCTGGATGATTGTCCGCACAGCAAATAAGTACGTCAGCATTGTGGAACAGGAACTTGTATTCCGTGTCCATCATTTCCTTGTCGAAGTAACTGCGGATGACATGTCCTTCGTTCTTGCGGAAGTTATACGTGCGCATCAATGCTTCGGCTTTGTTCATGCCGACGTGATTGTTGCGGAAGAGCTGACGGTCAAGGTTACGTTTCTCAAGGACGTCGCCGTCAATGAGCGTAACCTCTAAGTCAAAACTGTTTTTAAGTGCTGGCAGCATGTAACTGGTTACACCGCCTGCACCTATAATTAGTGCTTTGAGTTTTGGTTTCATTGTGATTTATTGAGTAGTTCTCTATGTAGGTTAAAGAGTGAAAGCTTTGGCTTTTGCTCATCTTCTATTTCTTTGTAGTGCTTAATGTAGCGAAGAATTGCGCCACGTTTACGACCACAGTCTTGATAGTGCCGACTAAGAATCTTGAAAAGAATACGTAGTTCTTTTTCTGAAAGACCATGCTCGATGTTGTGAACGTCACGAGCTTCGCGGTCTCGTTTTTCATGTTGTCTTTCATAGGATGCGTTGTTACCATAGTCCCAGTATCGGTCGTGCCGTTGATGTAGTGAATCAATACTTAAGAGATTTTCTGTGATTTTAGCCATTGTCCGAATGTGTTGATGTGTTCTTGTGACACGGATCTGTGGAACAAATTGTAGTTCTTTGATACGTTTGTTCCAAGATTAATAATTGATTGGTGCATGTTGTTTTGCTCTGCTTGATTCTGCACGCGGTAGCCATCAATATCTGGGTCAAACTTGAATGCAGCATACAATTCTTCCTGATAAGTTAGGCGTAAGTCATTGTTTATCTGAGTTGTATGGATGTTATACAACAATTCCTTAACGACCTTGTTGACGTTTTTAGTGGTCAACGACTGTACAGCATTCTCAGGTGCAAAGGTATTGCTGCCTGTGCAAATTTGACCTGAATCATATATGTTAGGCAGTGCATAGTTAACGATGTCATTCGTTGTTTTGTGAACACCAAATAAGTACGCTTTGATTGAATAACGGAATGGTCCAATCTTATCTTCTTCTGTGTTGATTGGTATGTTCTTGAACATAATGTACGTGTCGTACATATCAGAGTTGAAGAACAATAGGTTCTTTGGTCGAACAGCATCCTGTTCTGACTTTGTGCCATCAGAATTACGAGGACATAGTGTGTAGGTGGTCTCACCAGCACGGTCTGTTAGATATTCATTTTTAATGACATCTGTCTTGGGCAACGGAAAGCCCATAGGTAGATATGCAAATGCAGTCAGCTCACTGTAAGGTGCTTTGCTTCGATATGCGTGGTGCACAGCAAACGGGACATCTTGGTAGATGTCATCGATTACAGGGACAGTAAAACAGTCTACACTTTTAACTGGGTTAATTGTGAGCTTTGGTTCTACTATACAATCAAGGATCGCAAGTTCTGCATCCTTGATTATTGAGGTTCTAATCTCCCGCTTTTGAAAAAAGCCGTCGGAGTCTAGGATTAGTTCATATGTGTATTCGGACATGGTGAGTAAATAGTTTGCCCCTGCCTATACTTTGTGCCGTATAAGCAGGGGCTGGATGTTATGCTTTGCTTGAAGCTTGACGCTCAAGAGTGATGGTGGAGTAGTCACCAACCAGCGAGTCTGCTGACAGTGTGACACCGTTGCTGACTGCTACGCAGCCCTCAGG